CTCCCCCGCTCCGGGGAAAACACCAGCCTCCGAACGAATCACGGTTTTCACCCCCGAAATGACCCCTAAACCGAACGGATCTGCCTAGATGGCCTCCCGAGCAGCCCTGCCGGCACCCGATCCAGCTCCCGCGGGGCCGATTCCGAAGGATGTTCGGTCAGGGACGCTGAACAGGGTGAAATCCCTGCCCTACGGGCTCAAGGGGTTCGGGCTCTTCTGCTCGCTGCTGGGGTTGAAGCTCCACGGCTACGAGCGGGAGATACTTGCCGACTACTTCGCCGGAACCGCCATCGAAACCGTCTGCATCATCCCGAAGAAGAACGGCAAATCCACGCTTCTCGCCGCGCTTGCGCTCTATCACATCCTCATGGTGCGAAATGCCAAGTGCCTGATCGGGGCATCATCGAGGGACCAGGCGACGTTGATCTTCTGGCAGGCCGAACAGATGGTCAACGACGGCGACTTGGCCCAAGTCTTCGACGTCAAGGGCGGATATCGGCATATCCGGTGCGGCTCCTCCACCCTTCGGGTTCTGGCAGGCGATGCGGCGACCGCGGACGGGGCCGGCCCTACCCTGGCCCTGGTCGATGAGCTCCACCGACACCGCAACGGCGACCTCTATGGGGTCTTGCGGGACGGGTTGACGACGGGGCAGATGGTCACGATCTCCACAGCCGGCGAGACCCTGGATTCACCGCTGGGGCTCTTGCGGGATGCGGCGTACGAGCTTGCCAATCCGGTCCGTAAGGGCGCGCACCGGATCATGCGGTCGTCCGACGGAGCGTTCGTGATGCACGAATGGGCGCTTGCTCCCGGCGAGGACTACGAAGACCCCAAGACGGTGAAGCGGGCCAACCCCGCCCCGTGGATTACCATCCCGATCCTTCGCCGGCAAAGGGATTCCCCGACCATGACCTTGGGCCAGTGGCTCCGCTTCCGTTGCGGCATCTGGACCGAGGGTGAGGAACCCCCCATCCCGCCGCAGCTCTGGGATGACCTGCGCGGGGTCTTCACCGTCTCGATCGAGGAGCCGGTCTGGGTCGGCGTGGTCCTCGGGAGAGACCGCAAGGAGACCGCCATCGCTCTCGTTCAGGAACGCGATGGGAGCTTCTTCACGCAGGTGGACATCTTGGCCGAGGCGACCTACGCCGACGTGGAGGCTCGCGTCCGCGAGTTCTGGGAGACCTTCGACGTCAAGGGGGTTGTATACACGTCCAAGGGGTTCCAGCGTTCCGCCGATCTGCTCGAGGCCGAAGGGTTGCAGATGATCGAGCTTCCTCAATCCGACCAGCGGATGACCGAAGCCTCCGCGACGTTCTGGAAGCTGCTGGAAGAGGGCAAACTTCACCACGACGGGGACAAGGACTTGCGTGCTCACGTCATGTCGGCAAGAACCAAGGAGACCGAGAAGGGATGGCGCTTCGTCATGGACCCGCACTCGGGCCGTCCTGTCTCGGCGCTGTTCGCCCTGGTGGCGACCTGTCACGTTGCGTTGAGCTCGGAGCCTGAAGCCTTCGCGATGATCGAATGGGTCTAGTCCTAGCCTCACGCCCGACTCTTGAGCCGTGGGACTTCTGTCACGGCTGCGCTCCTCCCGTTCCGAGGAAGAGCTGCGCTATTCGCTGAATCAGTACTACTACGACGCCTACTCTTCGTTCAACGGCATCTCTTACCTGATGTCGGGAACGGGTTCGGTTGTCGATCTGAACCAAGCCGTAGGGCCCGGACTGCAGGGCTACGTCAACTCGCTGCTGAAGTCAAACGGCATCGTCTTTACGTGTATGGCGCTTCGGCTTCGCATCTTCTCGGACATCCGGTTCGGGTTCCGTGAGACGAACCACGGCGTGCCCGGCAACGTCACCGGCGACCTCGACGGTAGGAATCCCGCGTCCAAGGGACTCCGATTGCTCCAGACTCCTGAACCCGGCCTAACCACCGGTGACCTGTTGGCCCACGCGATCCAAGACGTAGACCTCACTGGTAACGCCTACATCTACCGCCAGTCCGACCGCTTGACGAGACTTCGGCCTGACTGGACAACCGTCGTCATGGGTTCCAATCGTGAGGACTCGACGGCCTGGGATCTCGACGCCGAAGTCCTCGGCTATCTCTACCAGGAGGGCGGGCCGGCCAAGAACAAGACGCCGACCCTGCTGCTGCCCGAGACCGTCGCGCACTGGGCACCGCAACCCGATCCCTTGAGTCCCCGACTCGGGATGTCCTGGCTGACGCCTGTTGTCAGGGAGATCCTTTCGGATTCCGCCGCGACGTCGCACAAGCTGGCCTTCTTCCGAAATGACGCGACCGTGAACCAGGCCATCGAGTTCAACGAGGGCACCAGCAAGGAGATGTACGAGTACGCCCGCAACAGTTTCAAGGAGCAGCACGAAGGCGTCTCGAACGCCTATAAGACCCTGTTCCTGTTGAACGCGAAGTACCACTCGATCGGCACCGACTTCAAGCAGATGGATTTCACCGCCGTCCAAGGCAGAGGTGAGACCCGCATCGCCGCGGCCTCCGGACTCGGACCGGTTCTGCCGCACTTCTCCGAAGGTCTGCAGGGCTCGGCGCTGAACTCGGGGAACTACCAGGCAGACCGCAGGGCCGTTGCGGACACGCTGTTCCGTCCCTTGTGGCGGAACTTCTGCGGTTCCTTGGCCCACATCATCGACACGCCTCCCGGCAAGGAGCTGTGGTACTTCGACAAGGACACCCAGTTCCTGCAGGAAGACGGCAAGGACGCCGCCGAGATCATCCAGATACAGGCCAACACGATCGCCAACCTGGCCAAGGAAGGCTTCGACCCGGACTCCGCCGTCGAAGCCGTGGTCTCCGAAGACCTGACGTTGCTGAAGCACTCCGGCCTTCTCTCGGTGCAGCTTCAGAAGCCCGGTGCGGAGAAGCCGCAGCAGATGCCCATGCCCGGCATGAACATGCCCGATCCAAACGCACCCGCGAACGGCAAGCCGCCTTCCTTGCCGGTGGGGAAAGGCTAACGCCATGGAACCAGATGTCTCACCACCCCGCGACAATCTGTTCCGCGCCATCTATCCCGGCGTCGTCGTTCGAGACGTTGCAGACGGTCAGCCGGTCTTGGCCGGCCACTTCGCACGCTTCGACGAATGGACCGAGATCGACTCGATGTTCGAGGGCCGATTCATGGAGCGGATCGCGCCGGGTTCCTTCGCCAAGTCCTTCGAAACCTCTATCCCCAAGATCCTGTTCCAGCACGGCAGAGACCCCGAGGTGGGCGACAAGGTGCTGGGCTCCCCCGCCACCGTCAGGGAGGACGAGCAAGGCGCGTACTACGAAGTCCCGCTGTTCCCATCGGTGCCGCCGTTGATCCTTGACGGTCTGAGGGCAGGGGCCTATGGCGCGTCGTTCCGCTTCAGCGTGGAAGGTGAAGAGGTCGTCCGTAAGCCGGAGCGTTCCGACCACAACCCCGACGGACTTCCGGAGCGAACGATCACCGAAGCCCGCGTTGCAGAGGCCGGCCCCGTTACCTTCCCGGCATATGCGGGGGCGACCGCGGGCATCCGCTCGATCACGGATGAGTTCCGACCCCGTGACTTCGACAGCGAGCTTGCGCGCATGGCGCACGAGCACCCGCAGGACTTGGCGGCTCAGATCGCCAAAGCGCTCAAGGGCTCCGAGGCTGAGCCACCCGAACCCAAAGCCTCAACCCCGCCCAGGTTCCGCACCCGAGAGGAGTACCTGCAATGGATCACCAAGACCTGAACAACCTTCGATCGATCGAAGAGTTGGTCAACTACCAGAAGGGCGTCAAGTCGCGCCTGGCTTCGCTCAACGAGGAGTTCCAGGGTCTCCCCTTCCCAGCCGAGGCGCGTGAGGAATACGCGGGTCTCGTGGGAGAGAACGAAGAGATCGACCTCCGCGTCACCGAACTCGACAAGCGCGCCAAGTACGCCAAGGCCATGGCGTCAGACGAGGGTCGCACGGAGAAGGTCGCTTTCGACTTCCCCCGCGAAGACCGGGCCAGCATCAAGGAGCGCGACATCTATGACACCTCCTCGGTGCGCATCGACCCCGACAATCCCGCACGCGGCCGTCAGGAGTACCGCGACCGCGCCATGCGGGCGCTCGAGCTGGCGCACTTCCCGGAGTACGGGATCTCGAAGGAGCGTTCCCAGAACCACGTCGCTCGTCTGTTGGACGAGTACGACACCAACGACGGCCAACTGGCCCGAAGGATCCTGAAGACCGGGTCGCCTCAGTACCGTGCGGCGTTCCGCAAGTGGATGACCGGAGTCCCGATGACCAACGAAGAGCAGCGTGCGTTCTCGCTGTCCTCAACGGGTATCCCGATCACCTTCACGCTGGACCCGACCATCATCCCGGTCAGCTCTTCGGTGGTGAACCCCTTGAGGGCCATCGCCAACGTCGAGAGCATCGTCGGGGCCAACGAGTGGCGCGGCGTCACGGCAGCGGCGATCACCGCATCGCGTGCGGCTGAAGCCGCGGTCAACACCGACAACACCCCGACGCTGGCCCAGCCCGCGATCGTCTGCTCGCGTGTGCAGGCGTTCGTGCCGTTCTCCGTCGAGGCAGAGGGCGACTGGGCCGGGATGGACAATGCGTTGTCCCGTCTGTTCGCAGACTCCAAGGACGACGAAGAGGCCACCGCGTTCAACACCGGCAACGGCACGCCGCCGAACCCGTTCGGTGTCTTCACCGGCGCATCGGGAACCACGGCGCTCGCGACGGGCCTGACGATCACCGCGGCGAACCTGTACTCCATCGAGGGTGCGCTCGCGCCACGCTTCCGTCCCCGTGCCCAGTGGGTCGCCAACCGGGCGATCTACAACATCATCAGGGCGCTGGACACAGCAGGCGGTGCGCAGTTGTGGCTCCGCGTCGGTGAGCTCATGCCGAACAGCCCTGCATCGGATGGAGGCCTCGGCAACACCGGTCTTCGCCTGTTGGGCTACCCGGTGAACGAGCTCTCCACTTCTCCGGCGACGATCGTGAACGGCGTGAAGGACATCCTGTTGGGAGACTTCTCGATGTTCAAGATCATCGACCGCGTCGGGATGAATCTCGAGCTGGTTTCCACGCTGACGCAGCAAGCGACAGCGGGAACCGGGTTCGGGATGCCGACCGGCCAGCGCGGCATCTTCGCCTGGTGGAGAAACGGCTCCAAGGTGCTGGACGCAGTCGGGTTCCGCGCAGGTACAGGCACCACGTAACCCCCGATGGGAGGGGTCAGCCCTGGCCCCTCCCATCCTCCCAAGGAGGAATAGATGGCGTTCGGCTACGACCGGTTTACAGCCGCACCAGCGGCTTCGGCAAACCGTTTCGTGACGTCGACCAACATGATCAACGCGGGCTATACCGTCGCCGTAGCGACGATGCCCACGGCGGGAGCACGCAAGATCACCGTGACCCATACCGCGGTCACGGGTGTGGACACGCTGGGCGTCATCACCGTCACAGGGACGAACCTGGCCGGCGGGACGATCACCGACGTCATCACCCCCTTGAACGGCACGACCGCTACCGGTGTGAAGCTGTTCGCTACGGTCACGGCGGTCGTCGGGTCGGGCTGGGTCATCAACGTAGGTAACGACACGATCACAGTCGGCTGCGACGCGACCCAAGCCATCCTCGACGGACAGGGAACCTTGCATTCCGTCATCGTCAACACGACCGCTGCTGGAACGGTGACCCTGGCCGACTCCAAGGGAACCATCGCGGTGCTCAAGACGAGCATCGCCGAGGGCACCTATTACTACGACATCGACGTGAACACCCTGACCGTTACGCAAACGGCAGCTTCGGATATCACCGTGGTCCGTTCGGCGGCTTGGGCATAAGGAGCAAACATGCCAACGACACCTAATCCAGCACCGACAGGCCCAGTGCCCCCCGTCCCGCGTGGTCCCCTGGTTCCCGGAGAGGAGAAGCCTCACTGATGCCACCGAAGAAGAAGGCGGATTACTACAAGTGCTGGGAATCGTTCGGCGGCGCGCTCGATGGTGAGCAGATCACGGTGCATGCTGGCGAGATCGTCCCGGCCAACTCGCCACTGATCAAGCAGTTCGGGTTAGAGCATTTCGAGCCCGTCACGACGTTCGGCAGATGGGACGTCGAGACCGCTACCGCTGCGCCGGGTGAAAAGCGCGGGGAGAGTAGCTAGTGACGGCTTCCTATCAGCCCTACGTAACCACAACCGCATATCTCTAAGGAGGCAACGAAATGGCAGGTGCGGCATTCAGTGCCATCAACTCGACAGCCGGTGCGGCGGCATCCAAGTCCCAGATCGGTCTCGTGGCCGCGACGGTGCGCTGTCGGGTCCGTGGCTTCCACATCGGCAACACCGCAGCGACCACGGCCGGCGGGGTTCGGTTCATCATCAACCGCACCACGGTCGGTGCAGAAGCCAACACCCCGATCACCGCGGCGAATACGAAGCTCGACCTCAACTCGACCTCCCCGACCGCAGCGGCGCACTCGACCTACACGGCCGAGCCGACCGCCGGTGTGACGCAGGTCGATGTCGGCTTCGACCGCGTCGGAACCTACATCCTGTGGTTCCCTCCGGGCGCTGAGCCCTTCGGCACGACCACCGGACGTCTCACGCTGCAGAAGACCATCGGTGCCGACACCGACATCTACGCCGGCACCCTGTACTGGAGCGAAGACTGATAGTGGCGAAACGGAAGCTGGCTTCCGTTGATCCGATCCCGGAGGATGCGGCGTTCACGGCTACGGCCGTGACGCCGCAGCCTCAAGGGTTGCAGACGCACGTCTGGCATACGCAAGAGGAGTACGACGCGCAGCTCGCCCTTCCCCAGCATTACCTGACCTACGAGACGGTCACGATCGAGGACGGAGTACCGGGCTACACGACTCCCTGTGGGGTCCGGGTCGGCTCGGTCCTCATGCGCGGGACGGGAGACCCCAAGGCCGTGACGTGTCCGAAGTGCAAGCGGAAGCTGGCGAAGAAGTGAAGTTGCTGACGCTCGGTGAGAAGCAGTACGGCCCCGGCTACCGGGCGATCCGCTACGCCGCGGTCAAGGCACCGTGGACCGGATGCGCAGCCGAAGTCAACGCCGGGCACCCCTGCAACTCGGAGGTCTACGGCTCGGTGGAGATGTACGTCGATGACTACCCGCCGGCGCTGGACTGGTACACGAGACTGCTGGGGAAGCTGCCGCAGAACGTCTGGACGACGGTGCGCTTCTGCCAGTCTCACTTGGCAGACGTGACGCAACGGTCGGTCTATGAGGCTCAGGACGAACCAGACCT